GTGCTTAGAAACACTCAACTGTTTATCCTCCTAGGATACTTGTCAAAGTACCTAGAAGTGTAACTTTGGGTCCGGCTCGGTTGTGCATGGTGATTAACCTGCACGCCGTCGTCGTGTTGCCTTGCGAGGCAACACGCTGCCCGGTCTAAGAGACAAGACTGGTGCCCTTTCTCGAAGAATTAGCTTCCGCAGACCCACCCACAAGTTAACAATTCTTGTGGACGGTTTTAGTTCAAGAGGGTCTTGTTTACTAAAGTTCCATTTAGTAGGCAGAGCACTCGCTCCATCTTCTAAACTTATGATCTGCTTCCATAATGCTTCAAAGGACTCCCATTCTGGGAGGATACCAGGTTCTAGTACCCTGATAGCGTCATCGGCGACCTCTAGTCGTTTTCGAAGTCTTTGGCCGAGCGGGTAAGCTACCCACTCGTTCATGAACTTATTGAAAGCAGCAACGTGGCCTGCTCCCCCCAGAGGATTACCCTCTAGGAATATCGGGTTCACTAGTTTCCCTTTTGGGGTCTTTGTTTCCGATATGTTCCACATGAAAATCTGTCGAATTACTTCTTCAGATCGCATTAAGGATCTACTAACGATCTCAAAGGATAGTCTCCACAATCTTTCACTGGTTACCCAGTAACGGTGGTCTTTTGCTACCCCTTCGCCCCCAGGGCCAATGGACGAGATCCATGCCTCAAAAGGCATTGGAAATAATCCACCTGGGCGGCAGAGATATGCCAACAACCTACTTAGACGATTATTTAAACCAAACCCAACTGGCAGTTGAGCTAAGTTCTTATAACCGAAACCAGCGAAGCGTGCTACATGACTAATCTTAAGGGAAATGAACCTTCCGCACTTTGCGAAAAGTTCAGCAGCTGCCTGTAAGTTTACTAAGCTTACAGACACTTCCGCCAATGAGATTGGACTGCAGTCACGTCCTCGTATGAAAGTTCGCTTAGCAAACTCCAGACTTCTTGTTTTCGAGATCAGACTTTTGGCGAGTCCAACCTGTACTCCCAAGTCATCCATTATACAAAGGTACTCCGATGCGACGGCTTCGTTAGAGATAACGATATCGTCTCCAAGGACCGCATACCCGGTAAACCAACCCTTTGGTTGTTTAGCTCCCACTCGACTCGCAGCAAATTGCACTATGGCATGGTGCGTTAACGCGAGCATCGCCCACGATGACAGCGCTCCCATAGGCTGACCTACTTTGTACGTAACCTCATTAAATCCAAGATTGTAAGACTTTGCAACCTTTGGAAGTCTGTAAGGTCTTGATACTAATAGGCCCTTCCATAGAAGAGCCAACTTCTTACCCATGATTTCAGACAGTAAGTCAACCTGTAAGTCTACAGGAAGACGGTCAGTAGCTGCAGAAAGATCATATGAGTACAGTGAACGGATGTTCAGTTCCTCACATGACTCCAACAGGTTTCTGACTGGTCCTATCTGATTGAACGTCCCATCAGTAACGATTACTCGCAACCGTGAGAATATCCAATCATGAAGGGGTTTCATGATACCCTGGATAAGGAGTGGCACCATAGCCACTACACGTATCTTACCTGGTTCCTCAAGGAAACCTAGTCTCCCAAGCGGTAGGGGCTTCCCCCACCACTTGATAAGGGCATCTAAACCGACTGAGTGATATATTTCACCTATACGTTCTAGAGCCCAGAGTAGGTCTAATCCGTCGACCTCTACTAACCACTCCCTCAGTGCGGAATAATATTCCACATCTGAGTAAATTGCTATTGAATCAATAACAAAATTACAGACACTGGTGTTTCCACCAATGGCTGGGCTAGCTTTCAAGATAGGCGGAAGAGACTTAGGATCTAAGTCCATTGAGGGGTCTATCCGAGACTCCTTACCGGTGTGAATCGATAGGGAATCAAGGAAGTCACCCCAAAACCCACGGAACTCACGGCGAACCGAAGAAATTTCTTTCCCCGGTTCCGTTATTGTTTTCAACTTTAGCGCTCCTTTGAACTCTATAACTCTATAAAGTCCAAGAAGACTCAACCAAAGTCTAATCACTCCAACGTCGCCAGCCAATATAGACTGACGGTGTCCATGAGAAATGAGTCTTGGTATACCACGCTTGGTACGTGCAATGTTTGCTCCTAATACCCACGGGGATTTCACTTGCATTCCTCCGGCCACCTGCTGTACGATTACAGCACAGGCTTTCAGATAGAGCGCAAGTCCCTTAGGGCCTCGGTTTCTATACATCTTGCTACAAAATCTCGCAAAATGCCAAACAACTTTTATCTTAGACACGGACACCTTACCAAAGATTAACGGAAGCAATCTTGCGAAAGCAACCGCTAATTTTACGTCTGATTTTACACAGACGGACCAGGTG